CTTCGGCCAGCCGCACCTTCAAGTGCTGCTGTTGAATCAGCTTTACCATTTGGTTCAGCTACGTTATTACCTGAATAGCCTTGAGCAATTTTAAACGGTGACAATGCTTCTTCGCCTGCTACAACACCTTGTGCAGTGTCAGCATATCGTACACGTAGTGTATGGATCTGGCCAACTGGTCCAGTCATTGGTTGTACCCCAACAATTTCGTTTGCAATAACTGTTGGCATTACACGTCTGATAACTGGTAAAATAACTCTATTTAAAGTTGCAACATTTCCAGCAGATGTAGCACCAGCTGATGCACTTTCAATGAGATATTTTCTTGTGTTTTCTAGTGTGGCAGCCATTACCGATTTCTTAGTGCCTTGGAGGCCTTCTAAAAGTGCAGTTCTAGTATCCTGCCAGCGACTTTCTAATAATTCTGACATTTAATTTCTCCTTAATTAAGTCCTGCAAGTCTTCGAATGTCGATGACATTATCACTTGCACTATTATTTGTTTTTGTCTGATTTTCTTTATTGCCTGTAATTTCTTTGCCTTCTGTTAAAACTGCCTTTTTTTCTTGTGTTTTGCCGTCAATGACAGCTGGTAGATATCTTTCAAATGATGATCTTAATCTATCAGTTTGTACACTTTCTAAAAGATCTAACATGATAGATTTTTGAGATTTATTTAACGGATCTGTTAGTTCTGATAAAATTCTATTGCGTTCAATTGAACTTTTAATAGATGATAATTTTTTATCTTTTTCCGCAATAATCTTCTTTGCTTCAAGTACTGCTTGTTTTGCTTGATTAACTTGCTTGTCTTTCAAACCAACAATTTTTAACAATCTAGCAGTATCTGATTTTTCATTAAGATAACTGTTCATATATTCACTACTAAACGCTTCAAATAATCTGCGTCCGAAGTCATTTTTACGAGCAGTTTCTATGTCTTCTTTCAACTGTCCAATTTCTCTGTTTAATACTTTTTCAACTAAACCAGATACTTTGTCAGTGCTTTTTTGTACAAATGTAGCTTTAATTTTGTTAAAATGAGTTTTTGCTTCTCTTACTAATCTAACTTTAGTTTCAGCTAAATCATTCTTATCTGTCTGGAACTCAGCTATTTCTTTTGCTAGATTATCAACAATAAATTCTTCTAACATTTTAAATTTGTTAGCTACTGTTTTTTGATCCTCATGTAATTCTTTTACTTCTTTTGCCAAGCTATTTGCTACAAAAGTTTTAAGTAGACCTGCATTTTCACGCATAGCAATTGTATATTTTGCTTTAGCTTCAATTAGTTGCTTTCGATCTTCAGCAAGTTCAGCCATTTCTTGTTGCAAACGCTCACTTACCATTTTATCAACTGCTTCAACCATTAAAGTTTTGTCATACTCGTATTTTTGAGCAAATTCTTCTCGAAGTTGAGCTGTTACCATTTGTTTATTTTCTTTAACTTTTTGGTTCCATGCTTCTTCGATTTCTTGACGCACGTCTTCTGTAACTACATCATTTTCAAATAAAGTTTTTAGTGCATCCAACATATATTCTCTCCTGTTATTGGAGTCTACTGATTATGTTAATCAGTGATTCTTTTAAGTATTTTTGTGCCTTTTTATCTTCTTTAGTTGCCTTTGCTAATTCATATGCCTTATAACCACCTCTTGTATTCATAAGATGTTCGTATATTGGAGTCGGGTAAGCACCAGGTGCGCTTGGTTGAGCAACTACATCAACTGTAATTATTTCAAAATCACTTACTTCTCCACTACCGTCTTCTTTAACATTACCTGAACCTCTACTAGAAACACCTAATTTAACACCGCTTTCAAGCATAGTCCTTACTAGTTGTCCCATTGGTGTTGGTAATATTTTCATTTTGCCGTAGCCATTTGGACCGTCCATCCACATTTCATTTATCATGTGACTTACACGATCCAAGTTGACTGTTAGACCTTCGGGATGATCTACTTCTCCGAGAACACTGTACCCACCTTGTATTTGTTCGCTGAGGGTTTTGACAGCCCTGCCAATTTCATTTACAGGATAAACACGCTGATTAGCGTTACGCACTCCACCTTGTATACAAATGCCCTTCATATACAGGTCTTTTCCTTCGTTGGCATTCTCAACGATTACTTGTGCTTGGTCAAAAGTTAAATGTTCTCGTAAAAAATTCATTCCTGGTCCTTATCTGCTGCCAACAATTGATTTTTTGTTAGCTGCGGTATCACCAGAACCTTTTTTCTCTGCTCCATGACCTTTTGGTACTGCAGTCATTTTTGTAGCAGACTTTGCTCCAGGTACATTAACATTTTTAGTGTTCATGTCTTTTTTATTCTGATCACTTACTGGGTTACCGTGTAAGTTACCTTTATTAGCTTCTACACCAGCTTCGGTATCGGCTCTTAAAATATTTTGAGTTGTACCACCCATATCGTTTTTTCCAGCAACTACTGATTTAGTATTAGCGCCGTTATCACCCATTTTTCCAAATTGCTGATATTCGTTTCCACCAATTTTGTTTACATACTCTCGCATTAATTCTGCATTACTTTTTTTTTGTGATTCGTATGCAAAACTTTCCTCTTCTGGCTCTTCGTCGCCCATGTCCATGTCATCTTCTTCTTCGTCGCCCATGTCCATGTCATCTTCTTCGTCGCCCATGTCCATGTCATCTTCTTCGTCACCCATGTCCATGTCACCCTCTTCGCCTGCCATTAGTTGTTCAAACTCAGCTTTAAGGTCAGCTAATTCTGCTTCAAGATCTTTAATGTCATCTTGTGTTACAGGCTCGTCGCCGCCCATGTCAGCATCCATGTCCATATCCATGTCACCTTCTTCGTCGTCCATGTCCATTTCCATGTCATCC